TTGGCTGGTGCTACTGGTGCTGATCCTACGATGAGTACATTGGCTGCTGCTAATAACTTCTACGTGCCACAAGCTACACAAACTGCTGTAACTGGCGAAACACAAAACGTGGACAACCGTTTCCAAACCATCACTGTTTCAAGCACAACTAACTTACCAGTTGGCACTGCACTTGAAATCGAAGGCGTAGAAGCTGTGCATCACATTACTAAACAAGGTACTGGTTTTTCTAAAACCTTCCGTGTTGTTTCAGTAACAAACGCTACTACTTGCGTTATTACACCTCCAATCATCTCTGCCCAAGGCGGTACTGATGCTGAGTTGCAATATCAAAACTGTATCGTAACTGCTGCTGCTGGCCGTACAATCAACCGTTTGAATACTACTACTGCACCTGTAAACTGCTTCTGGCAAAAAGATGCTTTAGAGATTCTGCCTGGTCGTTATTCAGTTCCTTCAGACGCTGGTGTTGCAGTAATGCGTGCATCAACTGATCAAGGTATCGAATTGGTTATGCAAAAACAATACGATGTGAATACTATGAAAACCAAGTATCGTTTAGATACATTGTTTGGTGTAGTAAACAAACAGCCTGAAATGTCTGGCATCTTGTTATTTAACCAAGCTTAATTAGGAGAAATCACATGAGCTACAACATTGTTTTTAATCAAGGCACAGCAACCGTAACAGTTCCTGCTGCTGAATCAATCGCTGTTCAATCTTACTCAGCAACTAGCGTGTTTAATGAAGTTGGTTTCCCTAACTTCCCTGAAGCACAAGACTTGTTGGGTGTAGTTGAAAACGAAACCACAGTATTTGGCCCATACGCTGCTGGTGCTACCATCGTTATCCAAGCTGGTGCATCTGGTGCTACTTATGCGGTTGGTACAGACCCTGTTATATCTGACAGTGGTAAGTATCAAACACAAGATACACCAGGCGTATTAAATGCAACTGGTACAATTACACCTGCAATGATTCTTTCAGGTATCCTTACATCAACAACTGCTGCTGCTGTTGCTGGTACTTTGCCTACTGGCGCAGTATTAGATGCAGCGAGTGAGTTTGCTGTAGGTGATTCATTTGATTGGTCAGTAATTGCAACAGGTGCTAATGCCTTCACTGTAACGGCTGCTGCAACTGGTCATACAGTTGTTGGTACTGGTGCTGTGGCAACTGTAACATCAGCCATCTGGCGCACTCGTAAGACTGCTGCGGACACATTTGTGTCTTACCGTTTGTCTTAATGTAATAAAACAGGTCAGTAGAGATACTGGCCTGTTCTTTTTGGAGTATATTATGCCAATGTCAAAAGGTTATTCTAAGAAAACCATCGGTAAGAACATAGCGATGGAAATGAAATCAGGCAAGCCACAAAAGCAAGCTGTTGCTATTTCATTAAGCGTAGCAAGCAAGGCTGCCAAAGCTGCAGGTAAACCTAGCAAAGCACCAATGAAAAAGAAATGATTAGATCAGCCGCAATAATTAAAGACAAGGCTCTTTCACCAGCGAAAGAGTTGCGTCAACAAAAGAGACGCTTGAAAAAGCAGGAAACCATTGAACGTAAGGCAACTAAAGTTCAACGCCCATCGCCTATTGGTTACGTTAAAGAAGTAATAAATGAAGTACCAGACATTGATTTAAATGAATTGACACGTGATGAAATGTTACAGCAATCTGATAAAATAGGTTTAGTTGTAAACAAGCACTGGTCGAACGCCACATTACTGAAACATATTAATGAAGCGATGGGGATATAATGGGATATACGAAAAGACAATTTATAAGTGCTGCGCTAGAGGAAATCGGTCTAGCATCTTATGTCTTTGATATGCAGCCAGAGCAACTTGAATCTGCCTTACGCAGACTTGATGCAATGATGGCTGACTGGAACGCTAAAGGGATAAGGCTTGCCTATCCAATACCATCCAGCCCACAAGATAGTGACCTCGATGAGGAAACTAACGTACCTGATTCAGCTTATGAAGCTATTATCTGTAGTCTAGCTATACGTCTAGCACCAAGTTATGGCAAAACAGTGATGATTGAAACCAAGACCACTGCCAAACAAGGTTATGACATCTTATTGCAACGTGCAACATTCCCACTTGAACAACAACTACCAGCAACAATGCCAGCAGGTTCAGGTAACAAGCCGTGGAGAGTATATGACGATCCATTTATTAGACCGCCATACAATCCAGTTGATGCTGGCCCAGATGGCCCAATTGAATTTTAAGGATTATCATGCCAACCATTAATCAATTACCAGTTTTAAATACAATCTCAAGTGGTGACCAGTTACCTGTTTACTCACCAAACAATGGCGATGCACGTAGAACTTCTATCGGTAGCTTGCTGACATACTTTCAGCAGACATTTGCATCACCAACACTATCAACCAATTTGTATGTGCCTGGCAATGGTTTTAACATTACAGTGCCGACACCTGTAAGCGATGACCAGTGGATGCTACTACAACCTGCTGGAACGCTTGCTGCTGGAACTATTACATTACCGCTAAACACTGGTGTGCCTGATGGTACTACTGTGCTTATAACAACCACACAAGAGATAACATCATTGACGATTGCGTTAAATGGTGCGACTGCTATTTTTGGTGGTGTGTCATTCTTAGGAGCAGGAACAGCGACAGCAATTAGATTCTATCAGCCAACCAACTCATGGTATCAAATCAATGCTGAAACAACGTACGCTGCTGGCATACAAGCATTTTTAGCAACACCATCTAGTGCAAACTTACGTACTGCAATGACTGATGAAACAGGCACAGGCTTATTGGTATTTAACACAAGCCCAACCCTTGTAACACCTATCTTAGGCACACCAACAAGCGGTGTATTAACAAGTTGCACTGGATTACCTATTGCGACTGGCGTATCTGGTCTTGCTGCTAATGTGGCAACATTCTTAGCGACTCCATCATCTGCTAATTTAGCTGCTGCACTTACCGATGAAACTGGTACTGGTCTTAATGTATTCGCTACTGGCCCAACGTTTGATAACATCAACGGTTCAGTTCAAGCATTAAGTGGTGCTGGTGCGGTTAATCTAACAACATACTCGACTGCCTTTACATCAACGGCTGCTGGTAATGCTTTAACACTTGCTAATGGTGCACAAGGTCAAATTAAGAACATCGTCTATGTTGCTGAAGCGGCTGGTGGTGATACTGGTGTTTTAACGCCAACTAACTTAGGTGCTGGAACAACCATTACATTCAATGCCGTGGGTGATAGCTGTCAATTACAATTCATTGGCACTGACTGGTGGGCAATATCACTTAGAGGCGCAGTGTTAGCTTAGGAGAACATTATGCGGTTTTTGCCAAACGGAAAACCAAGCAATCCAGCTAAACAGCCTAATAAAAACAAGTTATCTAAAGTCCCACTAAAGGCTAGAAAAAAATGAAATCACCTGCATGGCAAACTAAAGCTGGGCAAAATGCTAAAGGTGGATTGAACGCTAAGGGCAGGGCATCGTATAACAAAGAAACTGGTGGCAATCTAAAGCCACCTGTTAAGTCTGGTGACAATCCTCGCAGAGCATCTTTTCTAGCGCGTATGGGCGGTAATGCTGGCCCTGAGTATAAAGATGGCGAACCTACTAGATTACTTCTTTCGCTAAAGGCTTGGGGTGCGTCATCTAAAGCCGATGCAAAGGCTAAAGCCAAAGCAATCACCACACGTAATAAAGCTAAAAAATAATGCAAATCCCTATCCTAAATGGCATCTTTGTTGATAACACACCAGAGCTACGCACCAGTTATCCAATCAATTTAGTACCAGTCCCAATCGAGTCTGGCATTAGCGGTGGATTCTTACGTCAAGGCGATGGCATTGTTGCTAATGGCACTGGTTCTGGTGTTGATAGAGGCGGTATCAATTGGAATGGTATCTGCTATCGTGTGATGGGTACTAAGCTAGTAACAGTGGCTAGTGATGGCACAGTAGCGGTTCTAGGTGATGTTGGTGGCCCAGTTGATACATTAGTAACACTTGATTATAGCTTTGACTTACTAGCTATCGTATCTGGCACACGTTTGTACTATTGGAATCCATTAACATCAACATTAACGCAAGTAACTGACCCAGACTTAGGTATTGTATTAGACGTTGTATGGGTAGATGGTTATTTTATGACCACTGACGGTACTAGCCTAATCGTAACTGAGCTTACAGATCCGACACAAGTTAATCCATTAAAGTATGGTTCGTCTGAAGTTGACCCAGACCCAGTTGTTGCTTTGCTTAAACTACGCAATGAGGTCTATGCGTTGAACCGTAACACCATTGAGGTGTTTGATAACGTAGCCGGTCAGTTCTTTCCGTTTCAACGTATTGATGGCGCACAAATACAAAAGGGCGTAGTAGGTACGTTTGCTAGTTGCGTATTTATTGAGAATATAGCATTTTTAGGTAGTGGGCGTAATGAAGCACCAAGCATTTATGTAGGCGCAAATGCACAAGTAACTAAGATTAGCACACAAGAGATTGACGAGATTCTATTAGGTTATACTGAAGCGCAATTAGCATTGGTAAAACTAGAAGCCCGTAATGATAGATCGCATCAACATTTATATATTCATCTGCCAGACCGCACGATTGTATTTGATGCAAACGCTACAAAGGCATTAGGTCAGAACGTATGGTTTACTTTAACCACTAGCATTGTTGGATTCAGTCAGTACCGAGCAAGAAACTTAGTATGGGCTTATGACAAGTGGCTAGTGGGTGATCCACAGTCTAGCAATATCGGTTATCTAGTGGACACTATTGGCACTCATTGGGGTGAAACTGTTAGATGGGAGTTTGGCACACTGATTGTTTATAACGAAGGTCGTGGTGCATTATTCAATCAATTAGAATTAGTTACGTTGACCGGTAGCGTTGCATTAGGCAAAAACCCAATGATAACGACTAGCTATTCAGTTGATGGTATTACTTGGAGTCAGCCAAAAGCTATACGAGTAGGTACGACTGGTGACAGAAAGAAACGCATAACATGGTTTCAGCAAGGACACATGAGAAACTGGCGTATACAACGCTTTAATGGTGACAGTGATGCTCACCTATCATTCGTAAGACTTGAAGCGCAATTAGAGCCATTGGCGTATTGATATGGCTACACAAAAACTAAGTTTAACACGTGACCAGCTTGCTAGTTTCTTACAAGACTTCGAGCAGATAAAACAATTTGAGAGATTGTTTGCCGTTGCTGACCAAGTAGCACCAAGCGCAGACACAACAGGAATTAGTATTGAGGCTGGTATTGCAAACGCAACTGCTAATGACGCATTGGCTCAAATCATTAGACTTGCTCAAGACACAGCCGTTAATGGCGATAACAAAGGTGTTCAGGCTTTAGATGCTTTTGCACGCATTTCAAATATAGTAGAAATGCTGGCACTAGCACCAATACATAATAATGTAGAATTATCCCATGATGTTAATGGGATATTACCGTATGCAAACCAAACCGCTAGAGTGCGATCAAATCAGGTGCTAACATGGCTTTCGATGTAATAACCCCAACCAAGCTAGGACAGACTGCCATCACAGTAGGCGTTACTACGCTTTATACTGTACCAGCAACCACACGTACATTGCTTAAAGAACTAAGCATTGCTAACACTACTGCTGCTTCTATTAACGTGCGAGTTTTTTTAGTGCCATCAGCAGGTGCAGCAGGAACGGCTAACGCATTTTTATATGATGTGCCTGTACCTAACAACAATGCTTTGCAATATGATGGAATACAAGTAATGAACGCTGGTGATACAATTCAAATACAAGCGGCTGCGGTTGGTTTAACCATTACCGCTAGTGGCGCAGAAGCGGTTTAAGGAGATATAAAATGGCAGTAATAGCAAAACCACTCATTGGCTCAAAACAAATGGAAGCGGCACAGACAACGCAATATACTGCGACTAACTGCACAGCTATCATTGATAAGTTTACAGCGACTAATACCACAGCATCAAACGCAGTGATTAGCGTTAATCTAGTGTCATCTGGTGGTGCGGCTGGGGCTACTAACTTAATCGTGGATACTAGAGCTATAGCACCTGATGAAACTTACACATTCCCAGAGCTAGTAGGTCAAGTATTGGCTGCTGGTGGATTTATTTCAACAACTGGCACTGCTGCTGCTTTAACGATTAGAGCATCAGGCAGAGAGATAACTTAGGAGCTAACATGAAAGATTTTCTAGTAATGCCAAAAGGGTTTATGGGTTTACCGTCTGAGGAGGAATTTGTAACTCCAGCAGAGAATAAAAAGAACTTTGCTATTGCGGTGCAGGATTGGAA